TCAAGACGAGTTTTCAATTCACCATAGGTTTTAAACTGATCAGAAGCAACAAGTTCTGCAAGAGGATACTGCTTCTTCCATACTGCTTCCATAGCATCATCATCGTCTAGGAGAGCAGAAGTGCGTGCGAACTCAGAAGAGTCGTAGTTACGATAACCAGCAACGTTCTTTGCTTTCAGTTTGAAGTTAGCGCCCTGCCAGAAGTCGAACGGATCGATTGCTTCCTCGTCCTCAAACTCAGGTTGCATTGCGGCAGTAATCTTATCAAAGATCTTCTTACCGAACTTATACAAGAAAACGCGACCTTCGTTTTCGGGGTTTGCAGGATCTTTGACCACATAGATGTTTGCAATGTAGGTCAGTTTACGCTTTTGCTTACGTGCTGCATCTTTTCCAGCATCGGTGCCATTATTCCACAGCATCGAGTTGTATTCAGACACAGGATCTTTCTGACCCATAGTGGTCAGAGAATTCTCAATGTACCAACCGCCAGGACCCTGGAAGGCGTGAGAGTACAGTTTAACAAAAGGAAGATCTTCACCTTCAGGAGCAGGGAGAAAACGAATAACGGCATAACCATTACCGCTTTTATCACACTCCAGTTTCCAGAGGCGTTCGTCGCCACCTTGTCCAGTGGAACTCATTTTTTCAACTTCTTTGACCAATTTTGCGGTCAAAGATCCGAGTTTGGATTGCTTTTTAAGATTTGCGAATGACATTAGATTTTGGGGGATTGTGTTGGATGTCGGTTGTGCGACCTCTTTATCATAGGAGAACTACGAAGGGATGTCAAGCCCTGGAGGTCAGTCAAGATATTTCTTAAGTTCGGAGATGGTTTCTTGCATTGTGTTGAATAAAATTTGAATATCAGTATGTGGTGGAAATCCCATCATAACTACAGATTTTTGAAGGTTTTCCTTCATCTCTACTGCTTTTGGATGATCAGATAATGAAAGTCGAGTATACATTACCCTCTGTTTCTCAAGCAGAACTTGTAATTTTTCTACATGGTCAAGTTTAACATCAAGATCCATTGATCCAAAAGACATAATGGATCCACATATTTCTTCTTGAAGATGATTAATATCATCTAATTCTTTTTGAACGATTTCGGAATCAAAAAAATTATCCATGTAATATCTCTCTCAGTATATGTTTAAACTCAAATATGTTAATATTTAGAAACTGATTGTACTTTACAATCTTCAAACTAACAAGAGGCCAAACAGGATCATCTTTTAGTTTTTCATCGTAGTTTTTTGAAAAATGGAAGATTTTTTCGTATATTACTAGCGTATCTAGAGATACTTCTCCACCTAGAAACTTTTTCAGAATGATTGGGTGCTTCTTCGTACATTTGAAGACATTTTCCAACCCGTTTTCGGATAGCAATTTCTTTGATTGTTCTTTGAAGTGATACTTCAAACTCTGCTGTCGTTTCATCCACTCGGCGTAATTTCTTTCGCCAGAATTTATAATTTCTCCAATCCATAGGTTTTGGGGGTTGTCTGATGCTACAAAGTTCGATACCAAAAATTGAACGATTTCTTTATCAGAATACTTTCTGCTGGTCTTTTCAAACCAATACTTATCTTTCCTCTTATTAAAAGAAGTCACAGTAGCACGGGTTTTAGCACCGTACTTAAAGAAGTCGTACCTTGGGTTTGTAAAATGATTTTTTATTGACAAATAATGTTGATAGGTTTCAAAAGGAGTCACTTTCATCAGGTTCTAAATCTTCAGGATCAAAATCTTCAATACAATCTACCGAAACCTCATTGCCAGCAATGGAATACCAATGCCGTTCAATTCCATAGATATCTTCGTGAAAACCAAGATACTTGAGGTCATCACATTTATACTCACGCAACCACGCCTGAAGACGTTGATGCATCAATTCATCACGGGAAACTGAATTCATAATGGAAGTTTTGCCCTTGAAGTTTTCTTCATGAAGTTGAGACGTATAGCGTCCCACTTCAATCGTTCCTTCAAAGGTTTCGATACGAGTTTCGTAATCGATTCTATCTCAAGTTCATTGATTTCGCAATAGTGAATAATTGCATCAATGTAATTGACTTTTTCTTCGATGACGATCTTTTCGATCTCTAGTGCAAATTTTGCTGGACTTAAAAATTTACTCTCTATTGCTTTTTCTAATTCTTTACTGTTTTCCATAGAGTTCCAATTTATCTCTAACAAACTTTCCAATGTATTTTGTGAGAAGTTTGATGTATTTTGCTTTGTCATATTCTTCATAAACGACGCATTCTCCATTTTCACATGCCATGATAATTACAAATTTTTTGACTGGAATATCAGTCATTTCGAACAGCATACAAGCATAAGCAGCACACTGTACAAAATAGTGTTCAATCCACTCGCGTGGTTTTGGTTTTGCTGATGTTTTAAAGTCGATTATTGCTAACTCACCATTATATTCAGCAATACAATCTACCGTCCCTGCAATACCCAATGCTTTACTATACAGAGACCCTTCAAGGGCATGTATGTTATTTATATTATTTAAATCTTGTTTACAAATTTTAAATAAAAATTCAGATATTGGTCGAACACTAGGAAGATCCTCATTTTTGAGATGATGCTCTACCAAGGTGTGCATGTCGGTGCCACGACCGGTGGCAGCTTTAGTAATTTTATTTGCTTTTTCTTCTCCAACTTTTTTACGCCATTTTTCAAAAATATGCTTATTAAAATGACTGGTTACCGAAGTAATGGAAACCAGTCGGAGAAGTTGATCATCATCTGGAACTTTATAGTAACGAACCCCGTCTATGGTTTCTCTTTCAAGACGGGGTATTTCAATCTCAATGTGATTAAACATTAATAACCTGCTTCTATTTTTGCAACGAGATACTCTTTAACAAGTCCAGAACGAACAATATCTCCGAGTCCAAACTCAATTATATCAAAAGATGGCATTTTACGCAAGATCGCCATAAAATCTATAATACCATTCCTTTCTTCATTTTTGCGAAGATCTGATTGCATTACATCTCCACAAAAACAAATCTTACTATCTTCACCAACACGGGTAATAATAGAATCTAACTCATGGAAGTTAAGATTCTGGAACTCATCAACAATAATAATTGCATTATCAAGTGTTGTTCCACGAAGAAATGATGTGCTCCAAAACTTAATTATTTCTTGCGACTTAAGATTTCCGTAAAGCATCTCAAAATCAGAATCATCTGGAAACTCAAACATATACTTTACCATATTTTTATAAGGAATCTGGTAAATATCTGCTTTATCTTCATGTGTGCCAGGAAGGAAACCAATTTCTCTAGTTGCTACAAGAGAACGAACCAAATAAATTTTTTCGTATGGTGTATAATCACTTAATACATCTTTGATGGCATTATAGAGAGTAATAAACGTTTTTCCAGTTCCGGCACAACCATAAGAAACAATATGTTTTCCTTCAGCATATGCATTGAACACTCTCTCCTGATTCGGAGTCATCGGTTCAATATTTGTAAGGTAATCAGTTGTATAGAGTTTCTTTTTTTTAAGTTCCCTAGATGTTAAACCAACGCCAATTTGCTGATCGTAACCTCTCTTTTTCCTTGCCATATACTTAAATTAGAGTTTTTTTACTTTTGAACCAGGTGCTTTTGCTGCTCTACCAAGAACTTCATTCCATCCAGGATTTTTAGCAACTAATTTATCACGCCACTCACCAACTTCTCCAGGAGAAGGGCAGGTAGATGGATCTGACCAATCACGCTTCCAATCAGGATTGTCTTCACACCATTGTGTCCATTCATGAACACTCATCTTTACTTCTTTTTGTTCACCAGTCACTTTGTGGACTACAGGATATGTTGCCAAAAATCTACCTCCTACATTATGTGTGTATAACTTTTGCGGTTTCTAACTCTAGATATTAGCGAAGGCACTACGCCATATTTAGCAGCTAGTATAACACCTTTTTCTTTACTGGCGCGGATTTCCCTAACTTGTTCTTCCGTCAGTTTTCTTTTAGTTTCCGCCATCCGCGCTGTCGCTTCTGGAGAGCAACAGACGCGCCCCTTAAGTGCCTTACTCCTATTTGCCTTATGCTCTTCAGTCTGCTTTCTCCCCTTCAGTTTTGTTCCAGGGTGCGGTCTGTTGCTAATCTTTTCTTGCATTTTTTCATATCCTAATCTTGATTTTAGAGTTTGAAGTTCTGCATTATCTATTTGACCAGACAGACATTTCCAATCCAGATAATCGCGTTTATCTCCTTTACGGCGCCAGTCCGCATAGTGATACATAGCGTGCTGTATGGGAGTTAGTTCTACAAGGTTCTCGCAGTAGTTGCTCCCTCCAGCATATCTGGGTATAATATGGTGTTTATGCTTCATAACTTTTATCCTGTCCTGAATATTTATAACAGGATAGAAGTTATTGTTGTAAATCTTTACACCCACTCTAGGGCTATGGACTGAGTTTTGCTCTATGAAGACGCTTGGTCTCATAGTAATCCCAGACTTCTGGTGCCCATTCTTGAATGATAGGACACATCTGTTCACAGAGTGCCTGAATCTCAACTTGTGCGTCAAGTTTTGACCGAAGATCAAGGAAGTGCAATACAGAACGAAGGTTGAATGAAACTACAAAGTCCTGACGGATTCCTTGTGGAAGATAGTCACGGATGTGTTCTTCGCACATACCTTGCTCATAGTCACTTGCATACTCTTTACAAGCATCCAGAGCAAGTCCTAGTTTCCTTTGACGATTCTCTTCCGTCCAATCATACTTCTTACCCTTACGATTGGTGTAGAAACCCGCAGGACGCACGTAGAAGACATCTTCAGGACTCAGTTCACCCTCTGCGACCTTAAGAACACGTTGTCCAGTGTATCGTTGTGACTGCACATCAAAACTCACACCGACACGATGAGTTCTTGCCTGAACCATTACATTGTGAACGTAACCACACACATTCATAATCAGTCCAGGATGCTCCAAAGGACCATAATGTCCTCTATCATTTGCAAGCAACTGCTCTACAATCCACTCTCCTGCCTTCTCTTCTTCTGGTGGAGTTTTAGTGTAGATAGGTACTTCTGAGTAATCTTGCTTTCCAGCATACCACACCATCTGTTGAGGGTTTTCAATTGCTCCAAGTCTTACAACCTTGAGATTCTTATCTTTTTCAAGGAGGTCTTTTGCTTTTACTGGTTTCATTTTCCAAATCCTTTAGAGTTTTCTTTATCAATATCAGCAATCTGCTTTCTAATTTCTCGCAGTTGTGATTTCATTTCAATAATTGGTTCTTCACTGTAGAGATAATCTTTTTCAATTAATTTCTCTAATAGTTTAACAAGTTCTTTTGCTTTTTTTGTATCAGTCATCATCATCCTCAAAGACTTCATCATAATCAGGATGCCCATATCTATTGTGATGAATCTCTTTATCCTGTCGCATCTTATATGCTTCGGGATCAGAATAAACTTCTGCTTTTAAAGAATCAACAAGAAGTTCAAGATTTCTTACAATCAATTTAAGTCGTTCTCTCTCCATAATACTCTGTTGTTTCACCACATTATAACACAAAAAAAGAGGGGTTAGCAACCCCTCTGACGATTTACAAGTAATTCACTTACTATAAGTGTGTCCACGATAGCAGAAGGTGCCGTGAAGATCATCGGTTCCTTGCTTGCACTCATACTTGACA